GTTGCCATTGGATACGAACGATGGAAAGGGCGGAAGGAATACTTCAAGGACACAGTTGCCGACCTTGAAGCCGAGCTGGTCACGTTCTTCCTCGACACCAAGGACGGGAAGCAGATCGCCAGGCAGCACGCGGCCAAGGCAGCGCAGGGCAGCGAGCACGACATGGTGACCTATGCTGAGCCCGCCCCAGGCTGGCGAGAGCGGGTCATCAATTATGAAGACAACTTAGACTGGCTCGCTGTCGGCGTCACGGCTGACTGGATACGCTCTGTTGTATGGGTGACGATGGACCGTGAGTACCAACGCCGGATCACGAAACGCGAGAAGGGCACCGATGCTCACGCGTAACGCATTAACACACAGGGGGATGGGGCGGTAGCAAATGTTGAACACTTTTCTTTCCGCGACCGTGTTGGTCCTCTTTTACGCATTTCCCCAATTCAACACTCCAAAAACCCGAAAAAACCCATGCCAGCACGCAGAAAACCCACCGCACTCCTCGAGGCGTCCGGCGCTTTCCGCAAGAATCCGCAGCGCCGGGCGGCTCGTGCCAACGAACCAATCCCAAACGGCCCGCTCGGCGATCCGCCGGCCTGGCTGAACAAGACCGCCGTCGAGTGCTGGCACAACCTTGCCGCCCGCATTCCGTATCCCCTCACCAATGCCGACGAACATATCTTAGCCTTCACGTCGATGCTTGAGGCCCGCATCCGGCGAGGTGGGGCAACTGCGGGCGAGATCTCCCTGTATGCCAAATGCCTTTCGAAGCTCGGGATGACGCCGAGCGACCGGAGCCTTGTCCAGGTGCCGACGAGCAAGACGCGAAACGAGTTCGCAGACTGTTAAATAACCATGCCAAACAGCCCTCCCCATCCGTGCGGCAGACCCGGATGCGCCGCACTCGTTCCCGCCGGCACACGCTACTGTGCCGTCCATGCCGACGATCGCCTTGCGTCGGGGCGCGCCTATGACCGGACGCGACGCTTGAGCGATCCCAACCTGTCGGCTGCCATGCGCATCCGGCGAAGCACGCCCTGGCGCAAACTCAGCGAAATGATTCGCCACCAGCAGCCGGTCTGTGCCGACCCCTGGCACCTTCACACTCTTTTGCCGGAGCCATCCCGTCAGGTGCATCATTGCTTCAACGTGGGGAGACGGCCCGACCTCGCCCTTGACCCGCGGTATTGTCGCGCCGTCTGCCTACATTGCCATGCGTTACTTGAACGCGCAGAGGCGCGGGGCGAGGCGACGCATCAGCTTTTCGGTTACACAAGCGAGCCGCCGGAACAGTCGGGAGGGGGCATCGGATGAATCCCGGCGAAAAATTCTTGTGTCTTCCGGCTTTGACGACCGCCATGCGCGAGGCCGGCGTCACCGTCACTGAGGATTTCGTCGCTGACCTCTTGGCCGCGGGCGCCCCGCATGTCACCCGGCGTCACCGTGCTCTCGCGCAGCCTAGCCGCGTGCTTGAATGGTGGCGTTCGCAGGCGGCATCCCGTGTTACACGGGCGGCGCCATCCGGCCATGAATAGCGTCGCCCTCACCGCCGATGAGGTGCGCCGCGCGCGCCAGCTCGGCCTCATCAAAGACGCCGACCTTTCGACGGCAGACTGTGCGCGGATCCTCGGCATTTCTGCGAAGGTGATTCGCTCCGCGATCCGCCGGGGTGCCCTGCGGGCGATCCAGTGGGGGCCGCATTGCACGCGTATCGCGCGCGGCGATCTGCTGACCTGGCGGCTGGCGTGCGAACGCGCGGCCATAGGCACAAAGGAAACGACGGGCACAAACGGCACGACGGGCACGAAACCGGCGGGTGTCGATTGACCATGCGAGAAGCCGAGCGTCAAACTTCTCGCACAACCAAAGAACTATTTATGAAATCTAAATTCTCATTCCAGCGCATCATCGAAGATACGCTTCTGACTGACGGCCGCTCCCACCGCGCGATGTCGGATGCCGAGGCGGAAATCCAAGACAATCGCATGCGGACATTTCCCGGCGCCGGCCTGGGTGGCACCATTCTCAGTTTCGAGGAATTGGGCTTTGAGAAAAGGGACCTCATGGTGAGCGCTGGATCGTTTGCCGGCGTCCCGGTCGGAACGGATGTTAATTTGACCGGCGCCCCGCTGCAATCGGGCTCTCTCTATGAAGCCACGGGCTGTACGGTCGTCTACGGCCTGCATGGAAACACGCGCGCCCCCGGACCCCTCTTTGCGGGCGAGGCCGAGGCACTGGGTGAAGGCGCAGCCGCAACGCCGCAGGATGTGCTGATCCCCGCACAGGATTTGACCCCGCAGCGGGTCGTATTCACGACTACCTGCACCGACCAACAGCTGATTCAGGGCGGCCCCCCGTTCCTCGATTTGATGAAGGCCGTTCAAGTCGGCGGCATCAAGCGCGCGGTCGATAAGCTGATGATCGCCGCGTTACAGGGCGCGACTGGCACGGCTGCGGTTTTGGCAAATCACGCCGCCCCCACTTACCAGACGCTCATTGATTTGGAAAAGGGCGTTCTCGCCGACTCTGCCGCCGGGCGGTATGCTTTTGCAATCAGCCCCGGCGCCCGGGCCATACTGAGGACCGTCAAGACCGGCGGCGCCACTGGCGAGCCGGTGTTTCCAGTGAATGAATCAAACCGGCTGCTGGGCCATGTTTGCGGAATAAGTTCGCAAATTCCAGATGATGGAACCGTCGGCTCCTACAGCGGCTTGAGCACCCTGCTTTATTTCGACGCCTCACAGATTGTGGTGGGTTGGTTCGGCGCCGGCCTGAGCTTCGAAGTTTTGACAAACGCCACCCTGGCCGGACAGGGCAAACGCCTCTTGATGACGAGCGGATTCGCCGCCGTGGCGTTGAGAGATCCCCGAGCCGTGTCCATTTGCCGCGATGCGCTGTGTGTCTGATCGGAGGCGCCCCATGAGTCCGTCGCCACAGGTTGAATACCGGGCGTTTCCCGGCTCCGGCATCGAAGTCCGCGAGGCCCCGGAAGGAAGCGACTTCATTGCCGTCCTTCGCGGTTTGGCATGTCCCTTTGAGTCCGATTCGTTCCCGCTGGAAGACGAGGACGGCCGAACCTATGTCGAGAGAGTGAAGAAGGGCGCCTTTCTGCGCTCGCTTGCGGAATCGCCGGACGTGGTTTCTTTTGATTCCCACGATCCTCACAAACCCCTGGGAAGGACGCCGCGAACGCTCACAGTTTCCGAGCGGTTGGCGGGCCTCGGCTATGAACTGAGGCTCGTGGACTCGACCGCGACCCGCGACATTTTGAGCAACGTGCGCGCGGGCATCGTCCGGGGCGCGAGCATCGGCTTCCTACCGGTGCGTGAGCAGTGGCGAGCGGTAGGTGCGAAAATCATCAGGACGCTTTTGGACGTGGATCTGCTTGAAGTGAGTTTGACGGCGCAACCCGCTTATCCGGCGACCTCATGCAGCGAACGGGCACTGGTGCAATTTTACGAGATGCGCGCAGCCCATCCCCGCGTCATGGAGGCCATAGTTGACCGCGGGATCTTCATCCCCGGTGACGAACCGATTGAGGAACCGGCCGGCGCCATGATGAGCGTTGCAGAATTTCGCAGGCGGCATCCGCACGCCTGCTTTGCTGCGGAAGCAGCCGAGGAGCTAAGTGGTTTTAACGACGCGAACGGCGCATGGCTTGTGGACGCCGCCCTTTTGCAGCGTGCGCTGCGCGATCCCGAGGCCGTCAAACGCGCCTTTGACCGACACGTCGAGCGATCCGCTGAGCGCACCGAGGCCGCCCTGGCTAGCCTTGGCCGACGATCTTGATGGACTCTTTCCTTTGCGGTTGTGGTTCACCAACGCACCCCGGGGGCCGGCGGCATCATGTCTGCCGACTTCCGGGCGTGTGGTGACTGACGCCATCATCTCCCGGCGGGGTTTCCCGGGATTCCCACACGGGCAGCCGGTGTACCATAAAGCGCCGGCTGCCCGTTCGAAATCTTTCAGCCATGACAGAGCTTGAGATACTGCAAAGGCTACAGTTGGACGCCCACGTCTCCTATGCGAAGAGTGAGGCCTGGCGGAACGATCCGGGCGCGACGGCTTACCTTCACCGCGTCTTTGACCCATTCGAGGCGGGCCAGCTTGATGCCGTCGGGCCGGCGCACCTCGCAGAGCTGAAAGAGATAAACGACGCGGCCCTTCGCGCCCACCGCCAGGCAAGAGGGACCGCCGCAATTTGGAGGATTATACGTCGGGCCAAAAATCCGGGCGTGAAGCTCTGTGTCATTCATCGTTTCTGGCATCCGATGGGCCACATGCCGCCGGGGATGCTTGAGGAACTGCCCAGGCTGTTCGCTGCCGTGGGGATGGAGGCCGGGCGGGCGATCTTCAACAACGCCTCCGAAATGGCCGCGTGGAATCAGTTGCCGGCGGAGGTTAGGGTTTTTCGGGGCGCACTCGCCGGCCCTGGCGAAGCCGGCTTGAGTTGGTCACCCCACTTTGACATGGCCCTTCGGTTTGCAGTTTGGCGTTCAAGGCAAACCCGTGAGGCGGGCATGAACCTGCGCCCGGTGGTCATCGCCGGGATGGTGGCAAAGGTTGACGTGTTTGGGATGCACACAGAGGGCACCAAAGACCCCGAGGTCATCGCCGACCCGGCCAAGGTCCAGGTGGAGGAGAGGCTGGACGTGGAGGCGATTCTGGCCGGCCAGCACAACAGAAAGGTCATTCGCTGGATGTTTGGCATCGACCTGGACAGCGGAGACCCGGCGGCGGTCATGCAACTTTTACAGAAGGCAGCGGAACTGAGAGCGGAGTTTGAACGCGCGGCCGTGTAGTCATTTCAACTACACGATGAATCTCTTTTAGTGGAATTTGCCCGAGGAGTCAAGTTATCTACTTTTGCGGACTCCGGCGCCGGGGCTTGAGTGTTCGAGCGAGGCGGCTTGAGCATGGCGGCGATGAAAAACAACCCCACAATTCAAATTGAACTCTCGCGCGCCGACCTGAAAGCCTACGTCGACTCGCTGGCAGATGGGATCCTGAATGATACGCATATCGAAGATCAATTCGCCCCCGCGGTCAAAGTTCCGCGACTGTGGCGCGGGTTTCGGCGCTTCTACGTTGCCCGAAACGTAAGGGCGTCGAAGAGATATAAACAGCCCTACAGCGTGGCAGAGCTTGAGCGAATGCAGGCTATCCACGATCACGAGGCTGACCTGATCGACCGGCTTTGCCCGCTGCTCGGCTGATCGCCCCCATCACCGTTTCTCACCGCCCCGCCCGGTTCGCCGCGGCGGGGTTTTGCTTTGGCTGAGGCCACCGGCGCCGTGCACGCGCTGCGGCAGTAGGCCCAGGCGGGGCGATCTCGAGGCGGGACGGTAGAGGATGGCGGGAGGCCGGGCGTCGGGGAATGGCCAAGGCTGACTTGGTTTCAACCCCGTGAATCACGAGGTTGAGGGCTTCAACACAAGCGCGCGCAGCATGAAACATTGCTACACTTGTTGCCACTAGCTGTTGCCACTGGCACCGGCCTGTTTCCTAAGTTGCTTGCTATCAGGCTGGTGGACGGCGAGGGACTCGAACCCCCGACCCCCTCGGTGTAAACGAGATGCTCTAACCACTGAGCTAGCCGTCCGGGCCGGGGGTGGAGATAAGCAGGCGCGATCCGGCGGAACAAGGATTTATTCGGGGTGGGATGCGTGATGGGCGCAGCAAGCCTGCGCCCCTACGAGTCCTCCAACGGTCTTGGGACAGGCCTAGGAGTTTGTCGGACTCCAAAGTCCGACAAACTCCTAGCTTCACACCCCCGCCAGCGCGGCCTTGGGCTTGAGCAGGCCTTCGCGGATCATCAGCTCGGCGATCTGAATGGAGTTGAGCGCGGCGCCCTTCCAGAGGTTGTCGCCGCTCACCCAGAAGGCCAGACCGTTGTCGAGGGCCGTGTCGAGACGCAGGCGGCCCACGCCGCACTTGGCCTGCTCGCTGTAGGCCAGCGGCGTCGGGTAGCGGCTCGCCGCGGGTTCGTCGATCAGCTCGGCGCCGGGAAACGCCGCGATGGCGGCACGGGCCGTGGCGACGCTGACCGGCCGCACGAACTCGGCGTTGACCGCCACCGAATGGGCGCGCACCACCGGCACGCGCACGCAGGTGGCCGAGACCTTGAGCTCCGGCATCTCGAGAATCTTGCAGCTCTCGGCCGCCATCTTGTTCTCCTCGCCGGTGTAGCCGTTGGCGCCGAACGTGTCCACCTGCGGGATGACGTTGAACGCGATCTGGTGCGGATAGACCTTCCGCGGCAGCGGCTGGCCCTGCGCCCAGGCCCGCATCTGCGCGTCGAGCTCCCGCACCGCCTCGGCGCCCGTGCCGGACACCGACTGGTAGGTGGCGGCGAAGTAACGTTTGAGGCCAAACGCACGGTGCAGCGGATACAGGCCCATGAGCGTCACCGCGGTCGAGCAGTTGGGGCTCGCGATGATGCCCTGGTGGCGGCGGATCGCATGGGCATTGATTTCCGGTATGACGAGCGGTACCGCCGGGTCCATGCGGAACGCCGAGCTCTTGTCGAGCACCAGACAGCCGGCCTTGACCGCCGCAGGGGCGAGCGCCCGGGTCACCGGGCCCCCCGCGCTGAAAAAAGCCACGTCGAGGTCGTCAAATATTTCCGGGGTGGCCTCCTTCACCGTATAGCTTTTGCCGGCCCGCTCAATGACCCTGCCCGCCGACCGCGCCGAGGCGAACAGCCTCAGCTCGGCCATGGGGAAATCGCGCGCCAGCAGCAGTCGAAACAACTCTTGACCGACTGCGCCGGTGGCACCGACGATGCCGACTCGATATTGGTTGGTACTCACGGTGAATTCTCCGATCAAACAGGTCATGCAAAGGTGCGCCGCGCTGGGAATCAAGCCCGCAAACCAGCTGCTCGCCGTGCATTTCGCCACCCAGACCATGCAGTTTTACCGCGGAGGCGAGCTGGTGCGCGCCATTGCCGTGTCGACCTCGCTCCGGCCGCCGTCAAGCGCGAAAGGCTCTCTGGGCACGCCACTTGGGCTGCACGCCATCGCCGAAAAAATCGGTCACGGACAGCCTCCCGGCATGGTTTTCAGGGGGCGGGTGCCGACCGGCCGGCACTTCGGGGAATTCAGCGAGGAGGAAAACCGGGAAAACCTCGTCGCCACCCGCATCCTGTGGCTGCGGGGGCTCGAACCGGGCGTGAACCAGGGCGGCGAAGCCGATTCCCACGACCGCTACATTTACATCCACGGTACCAACCACGAGGAGCGCATCGGCACGCCCCAAAGCGCCGGCTGCGTCCTCATGCGCAATCTCGATCTCATCGAGCTGTTCGAGGAGGTGCGCACCGGCGACCACGTGTGGATCGGGGAATAGCATTCATACGTTTCGTTTCGAGTGCAGGAGCCGGCTTGCCCGCGCGGCTACGGCGGGGCTTGCCGGCGATTTCGTGGCGGAGCCGCCCGCCGTGAGCGGAGTCGAAC